GAAGTCTATCGCCGCACTGGAGGAAAAGCAGGAGACGGTTTTGGAACTGACTGCGGCCTCCACAGCGGCATCGGCGGCGATTACGCTGCTGCCCGGCGACACGGCTACGCCGATCGCGGACAAGCTGGCAGATCTCAGCGGCTATTTTCTCATCGTGCTCTGCGCCATTTTTCTGGAAAAATATTTGCTGACCATCACCGCCAGTGCGGCATTCAAGGTCCTGATACCGGCGGCCTGCGCCGCCTTTGCAGCCGCGGCACTGTTCCCCCGCCTGCGGCGGACGGCAGGGGCGCTGGCGTGGAAGCTGGCATTGTTCGGCGTAGCGATCATGCTGGTGATCCCGGTGGGGATCCGGGTCAGTGACCTGATTGAGGATACCTATCAGGCATCCATTGCGGCTACTATTCAGGAGGCCAAGGAGGCTACGGATACCATTCAAAGCAGCCAGAATGAAGGCTCAGCAACGGAACAGAGCGGTATTTCCGGATTCTTTTCTAAGGTGACGGACAGCATTACCGGTGCCGCGGCCGGTGCGGTGGAGAAGCTGCGGAATGTGCTGAACCGCTTTTTGGAGGCTCTGGCAGTCATGCTGGTGACCACCTGCCTGATCCCGATTCTGGTGCTGCTGTTTTTCGTGTGGTTGGTAAAACTCATTTTGGGCGTGGAGCTGCCGCCGCTGGGGGTGCCCCGCCGCTCCGGCGAGAAAATCGGCGGGGGAGAGACCTGACATCCGCTTGCAATT